ATTTGGCTGAATGGGATGCGATTGCTTCCAATTTGACGGCAAACGTGCAGAATCTGCCCACACTTGGGACAGGAAGAAGTATTAGTATGAAGGTCAGCGGTCCTTCCACAAATAACCACTGGGAAGTCAACGCGTTGGCTTTCACGTATACGCCAAGGAGACTCAGGTAGATGGCAACTCTCGCTGTTACGAACACATTCTCCGCTGGAACGACTATCGTCGCAGCGGACGTAAATCAGAACAATGACGATATCGAAGCGTTTATCAATACGACGCCCGGTGTTGTTCAGAACGACATTGTTGACGTAAAGGGCGACCTGATTGTCGCTACGGGTGCTGACGCTGTGGCGCGTCTGGCGGCTGGTACGGACACCCATGTTCTTACTGCTGATTCTTCGACGGGTTCTGGTTTGGCATGGGTTGCGCCTACGACGGGTGATATCACCGCCGTTGTGGCAGGCACGAACATCAGTGGGGGTGCGACCAGCGGGTCGGCTACCGTAAATCTGGCGATTGACGCTGCCGTGGATGTCGGGGCTGACGGATCTGGTGTTGACGTAAGTTTCCATAGCGGAACTGCTGGCGATCTCATGTTGTGGGATGCCAGCGACAAGGCGTTGGAGTTCACAGACGCGAAGATCACGATGGGCGACAACCTCATCGAAACGCCAGAAATGAAGGATTACGCCGAAACCGTCAACGCTATTGGTTCCATCGGTGGCGGCACGCAGGACATTGACATCACGGCAGGCAATGTTGTCACCGGAACGGTGGACACTTCAACAACGACGTTTACGTTCAGCAACCCGTCTGCTACGGGTAAGTCGTGTTCGTTCACTTTGATCCTGACCAATGGTGGGTCGCAGACGGTGAACTGGCCCGGTTCCGTTGACTGGCCTGCGGCCACCGCCCCGACGCTCACTACGTCGGGTATTGATATCCTTACCTTTATGACAGTAGACGGTGGGACCATCTGGTACGGGTTCGCTGCTGGGCTGGCGATGGGCTAATGCCTCTTGGGGCGGCTAAAACCGCATTGATGGGAGCCGCTGGCGCGGGAGGCGACGAGGACTATTGGGTTCCCTTGTTGACTTCTACACTGGGAAGCGACGCCAGCACGTTTGAGGTTACGTCGGCGGGTTCCAGCGAAGCATGGTCAGGCTTTCGGGATATTGTTATCCACGCCCGTCTGAAAAACGCGGGAGATTGGCAAACTCAATGTTATTACAAGGTCAACGACACCTATAACAACTTTGAGTGGACGGCGTTCAACGAAGGGGGTAGTGGTAATATCAACAGATACAACCAGTCGGGGTTCTTCAGGGCGCCCACAGGCGGTTTGCCGGGTGTAAATGCTAGTTTCTTTGAGGATCAGTGGCAGTCTTGTATCGTCCGGTTGAACGCCATCAACGACTATTCAGCCCTGAGTACGCATTGTAATGTTCAGATTGAGTCGTACTATCAAGACCTCGCCAACGCCAATGCACATCAACATATTATGGGGGAGAACTCGGTGATGGGGACGACCGCCATCACTTCCTTTGCGTTCTTCGGCGGTGGCTCATTCAACTTAGAGGCTGGTTGCAAGGCTCAGGTGTACGGCATCAAGGGAGCCGACTGATGGCTGCGTTTGATCTAATCGAAGAACAGGTGTTGGGGTCGAACGCGACTAATGTCACGTTTTCATCTATTCCTGCCACATACGCGCACTTGCATTTTGAGATGACGGTGGAAGCCAACTCTAGTGACGAACCCGTTTATGTGCAGTTCAACGGCGACGCCACCTCAAACTATACGTGGTTCAGGTATTATTCGTATAACGGCACCTCTAGTCAGGGCATCCAGTTCGATGCCCACCCAAGTGGTGAGATAAGCATTGGTGACGCAATCGCCCAATCAACTGTTGGGAGTATCGACCTTTGGATTCCCAACTATGCGGATACCGGCAGATGGAAAAGTGTTGTTGGAAAGGTCATGAACAAGAAATGGTGGAGCCAGAGCGGGGGGGCTTGGAAAAGCACCGCAGCAATAAATAGCATAAAGATTTACACTCCGGTAGCCAGCAACCTGAAATCCGGCGGTCAGTTCAAACTGTGGGGATTGAAGGACTCTAACTAATGGCTTACGTTGAAGTATTAGGTCATGCGGAGTTGGGTAGCGCCGCTTCGTCTATCGCTCTGAGTTCGTTGAACAACAACTCTGCTCTGGATCTGTTCGTCATCGCCCAATGTCGGGACGTACAGAGTAGAGCCGCTCCGACATGGCTGAATATGTCCCTGAACGCCAAGACCTCAGACGACAAAACACACAGGGTGTATCAAGATGCAAGCGCGTCTGCTGGCTACCCCAGTGGTGATATAAATAGTAACGCTTATTTCGGCAGTTTGGCCGGTCAGCATGTCAACGCCGGGAACTACTACTCATGTGCGGTTGGTTGGATTATCCACCAAAACACTGGGGGCACCTACAACTGGAACTGGTCGGTGTGGGCAGCCACCATGTATAACGGTTCCACCACCAGCGCTCAACGGCTCGATTTTGGTACCGCCGGTTATCAAGGTACTAGCGGTATGACCGGAGAGATTTCGGATATGTCGGTGTGGTCGGGTTCCGGTTACAATCTAGCCGCCGGTAGCACTCTCACCGTATATGGAACCAAGGCTTCCTAAGGAGCAAAAAGAATGCCAGACCTAGTAGAAAATCCATACCCAGCCGATGTGGCGGTCAAATACACCAACGCATCAGGGTCTTGGGAATATGTTCCCCTCACCGACGAGGAGAACGCTGAGATGGCCGCTCTCAGGTCAGCCAGCGCAGTTGACTTCACAATGACGAGAGATGCGCGCAACGGATACTTGTCTAGCAGCGATTGGACGCAAGGGGCAGATGCCCCGTTGTCTACGGAGAAGGTGGCCGAATGGGCTACATACCGTCAGGCGCTACGAGACTATCCGGCGACTTCAAGCGACGGCACCGTACTCGGTCTGCCTGAGTGGCCCACACCGCCTGAGTAATGAACGAACCGACCGACATCCGACAGGTAAAGATCCCGACCATCGCGGTCGGACTCATACTGTCCGTAGCGGTCATCGCAGGAACAATCACATGGTCGTCAGCACGCACAGTGGCACGCATCGACCGCCTCGAAGAGTCGGTTGAATCCATTGAAGATTCGATGGATATGCACGCTTATGCGCGAGTGGAAGATGTTTCGGAAGACATTCGGGATTTAGAAACACGGTTGGCAGCGATGGAAGACCTGTGTAGCCGTGTGGACGCAATGGAGGAACTGGTCGCTGGGGTGGCTTCCTCTGTAAGCGCCTTATTGATGCAGGACGAGCAGTCTTTCTGGGAGGACTGATGCCTACAGTCGTGTACAAGCCAACTCGTAAGATGTTGGGACAGAATGCGCAGTCTATTGAGTACGAACTTCGCAAGATTCAAGAGAAGTTAGACAATTTGGAAGCGCGAGTAACCGCGCTCGGCGGTTAGGAGCAGATATGGGCATCCGAAGATCAGCGGCAGAGTACGGGTCCGTTATAGGCGATCAGGCATTATCCGTTGCGGGTACCGCTGTTGGGTTGACACGACCCGCTGGCGCTATTGCTGCGATGGTTACGAATGGTGCTGAACCGATTCGGATGCGTTGGGATACGCCTACAGCGAGCGTCGGGCATTACATCAATCCGTATAGTGTGATTGATTTGTATGAAGATGATTTGACCGATGTGAAGTTTATTCGGGTTTCTTCAACCAGTACCGCCCATGTCACTTACTTCGGCTAGGAGGAACGATGCCTTCAAGGATAAGCCAACGTATAGATCAGGTTCCCACCGGGGATATAACTGCTGTGACGACGCCTTCAAATGGGGGCTTGTCCGGGGGTGGAACGAGTGGCGCTATTGCCCTTACTGTGGATGCGAACAATCTGACGGCTCTTGGCGCAACCATCGCTACGACGGATTATCTGGTGATGTACGACACAGATGGGACCGCGACGAAGAAGGTTTTGGTTTCTAATACTGTGGCTGTGTGGGGGTAATCGGTGGCGTATTCGGGTTATGCGGAACGCTCAGGGTCTATGGGGCGTCGTACTCAAGAGTACGGCTATGGTCTTGATGATATTCAGCGTGCTTCCGACCGTTTGGGTCGGGAGCAGTCTATGAATATGTTCCGTACTAATCAGCAGATCAAGAAGGCAGCCCGTGAGTTGCCGGGTTCTTTCAACAGGCGAGGCATGTTGGATTCGGGTCAGTTCCGTAGGGGCCGTGAGATTGCTGCTGGGCAGGCCGAGTTGGGCCGTTCGGGGGTTGAGTCTTCTGCGGAGGCGGCGCGCCGCCAGTTGGATAAGCAGCGCAACTTGTTGGAAGAGAATTTGTATGGCGGTCTGGTCGATGACCAGATCGCTAATGCGATGCGTAGGTTTGCGGTGTCGCAGACGTTGCAGGGTTTGGTGCCGTAATGGCTATGGACCCCGGTCAGCGGGCGCGTTCAGCGCGTGTTTCTAGTCCGATGGAATCGGTAGTTCGTTCTAAGCAGGCTAAGGCTTTGGAGGATGCGGTTGCTAGAACTGCTCAGAAGAGTAGTTACAATCCTGCTGACTTTTCGGCAGCGATTCGTGGCGCTGCCCCGTCCCCAAACACCCCCTTTCAGTGGGGTGACTTGCAGGCGTTGCAAGCAGCGCCACAAACAGACGGAAGCCGACTTGGTGGTTCACCTAACATGCAGGCGATT